ATTCTCGACCTCCCGTTCATGCTGAAGGCCAACCTCACAGATTCGCGCGGCCCGATCTCGCAGAACAAGGACGCCATCGGCATGGCTATCGCGGCCAGCCGCTATGGGTCGAAGGCATTTCAATCTGGCGGCATTCCGCCTGCGGTTCTGCAAGGCCCGTTCGCGTCTGGAGCGGCGGCCAACCGGGCGTCGGAGGATGTCGCAGCGACCACTCTGAAGCTGGCAAAAGAAGGTCGCCCGATCATGGCGCTGCCGCTCGGCCATGAACTCAAGACTATCGGGCTGTCTCCGGAAAACATGCAGCTCATCGAGTTGCAGCGATTCAGCATTGAACAGATCGCGCGCATCTATTCGCTGCCGCCGGTGTTCCTGCAAGACCTGACGCACGGCACGTTCTCGAACACGGAACAGCAGGATCTCCACTTCGTGAAGCACACCGTGAAGCGGTGGGTGGAGCAGTTCGAGCAGGAGATGAACCTAAAGTTCTTCGGGCGCGGCTCGGATTTCTACGTTGAGTTCAACGTGGACGGCCTGTTGCGCGGCGACCTGAAGAGCCGGATGGAGGCCTATGCCGTCTCCATCCAGAACGCGATCAGGACGCCGGATGAGATCCGCGCGATTGAGAATCTTCCTGCGAAGGGTGCTGACAGCCTGCTGATCCAGGGCGCGACCGTGCCGTTGGGCAGCCAGCCGAATGTTGATCCAAATGCCTGAACCGACAGCCGCGATGCAGGATGAGGCCCAGCGCGGGCTGGATTGGCGCAGCGAGTTCGGGCGCGGCGGAACCGAGATCGGCATTGCGCGGGCGCGGGACATCGTTAATGGCCGGAATCTGTCGGATGAGACCGTGCGCCGCATGAAGGCATATTTTGATCGGCATGAGATCGACAAAGAGGCCGAGGGATTCCGCCCTGGCGAAGATGGATACCCATCGAACGGGCGCATCGCGTGGGCGCTATGGGGCGGCGATCCTGGGCGCGCATGGGCGAACAAGCACGCGAAAGCCGATGCAATAGACGAGGCGGCCAGAAACGTGATACAACCTGACCATCAAGCGGGGGCCGAAATGTCGGAAAAAGAGATTCGTCGCGGCGTTCCGGTCGAAATCCGCGAGGATGAGACGGGAGAGATCAAGGTCGCAGGCTATGCCGCCGTCTTCGGCGAAGAAACCAACATCGGCGGCATGTTCACCGAAAGCATCCAGCGCGGGGCGTTCAAGGATGCCATCAAGCGCGATGATGTCGTTTTCCTGATCAACCACGAAGGGCTGCCGCTGGCCCGCACGCGCTCTGGCACGTTGAAGCTGGCCGAAGATGAGCGCGGTCTCTACATGGAGGCCATGCTGGATCAGTCAGACCCTGACGTTCGCAGCATCGTGCCGAAGATGAAGCGCGGGGATCTGGACAAGATGTCTTTCGCGTTCCGTCCGGTCCGCCAGATGTGGGATGACAGCACGCCGATCCCGCGCCGGGTCATCCAAGAGGCGCAACTGTTCGATGTCAGCATCGTAACGACGCCCGCATATGACGGCACCGAGATCGGGCTGCGCTCGTTGCAGCAGTTCCGGGAACAGGCTGCGAAGACGCAGGCCGCGCGTCGGCTGCGGATGAAGGCCAAGATGATCGGCGTCGAGGCGCGCGATGAATATCTGGTGCCGCCGGTGCAAGAGCCGGAAATCGGGACCGGGACCGAAAACCAGATCAACATGCAGAACGCTGTCGAAAACTGGAATCTCGGTCCAGAGGTCGCGTCCTCAGACCCAGCAGCAAACCCAGAATATTGGGCGAAGATGGCGGATGTCTGGAGCGTCACCGAGGCCGAGGCGCGGCGGCGTCTGTGCGCCAACTGCTCCTATTTCAACAACACTCCGGAAATGATGCGCGCGATGGAAGACATCCCGCAGACTGCGTTCGATGCTGACGGCGGCGGGCGCGGCTGGTGTGAAAAACTGGACTTTATCTGCCACAATCTCAGGGTCTGTCAGGCCTGGGAGCGCAAGGACTTCGTGGCGGACGAATAACGGCGGTCTCCCGCTGTTTGGCCCATATCGCAGCCCCTGGGCAAGGCAAACCAAAGGAGGCCACAATGGCTGATCTGAAAGACCTGCGGGAGAAGATGGCGCGCATCGCCACTGAGGCCCGCGCCAAACTCGCCGAAGTCACTGACAAGACCAATGAGGCCCGCGCTGCTGAAGTCGAGCGCGAGTTCGACGCCATGATGGCCGAGCATGACCGTCTGGCTGGCGTTGCCCAGCGCATGGAAAAGGCCGACGCCGCGCTGCGCGCTGCCACCTCGATCGACATGTCCAAGCGTCCCGTGGCAGAGCGCACCTCGGCACCGGCGGCTGATGCTGGCGCGTCTGTGGACTATCGCTCGGCGTTTTATTCGATGATCGCCAACGGCGGCGTCGAAGGTCTCGACCCGGAGGTTCGCCAGATCCTGCGCGGCGCGGAACTTCGCACGCAGACCGCTGGCACCAACTCGGCTGGTGGCTACACCGTCCCGACCGAACTGGCGACCTTCATCGAAAAGGCCATGATCGCCACCGGCCCGATGTATGACTCGAACCTGTTTACCGTGATCAACACCACGGGCGGCAACACGTTCAACATCCCGACCGTGGACGACACCTCTGTTTCGGCTGTGGCCCACACCGAAGGCGGCACGGTCACTGACGATGGCGGCTCGGATGTGACCTTCGGCCAGAAGACGCTGGGTGCTTATGCGTTCGACACCGAGTGGGTCCGCTGGTCCTACGAACTGGCGAACGATTCCATCCTGAACATGGAATCGCTGCTCGGCGAATTGCTGGGTGAGCGCATGGGCCGCATCGCCAACTCGAAGCTGACGACCGGATCCGGTTCGTCGGATGTCGAGGGCATCGTGACCAACTCCGGTCTCGGCAAGACCGCTGCGGCTGCTGCCGCCGTGACCGCCGACGAGATCATCGACCTGATCCACTCGGTCAATCCGGCCTATCGCTCCGCGCCCAACACCGCCCTGATGATGAACGACAGCACGCTGGCTGCTGTCCGCAAGCTGAAGGACGGCCAGGGCAACTACCTCTGGCAGATGGGCAACTATCAGGCGGGCATCCCGCAGAACATCCTCGGCTATAACGTGGTCGTGAACCAGGCAATGGATTCGCTGGCTGCGTCGAAAAAGGTCATGCTGTTCGGCGACATGTCCAAGTTCTACGTCCGCAAGGTCGGCGCACCGACGCTGTTCGTGGCCCGTGAGCGTTTTGCTCCCGATTACGGCATCCTCGGCTACATCCGTTTCGACGGCGTGCTGACCAACACCGCAGCGATCAAGCACCTGATCACCGCGGCGTCGTGATGACAAAAGGGCGGGGCTTCGGTCCCGCCCATTCTCATGAGGATTAAGACATGGCAAAAGTCCGTTTTCTGACATCGATGGCCGGGATCGACTTCGTCCACAACGTCGGCGACATCATCGACTGCACCGAAGAGGTCGCGGCCCGCTACATCGCGGCGGGGTTCGTTGAGGGCTTCGCTGAGGCAGAGCCGAAGATCGAACGCGCCACCAAGAAGACCGCAGTCGAAAAAGCCACGAAGGTCTGAACATGCTCTCGCCTCAGTATTCTCTCGTCCGCGTCACCGCGCCGACCGTCTCGCCGATCTCGCTGGCCGAGGCCAAGGCGCAGATGCGCGTTGAGGGATCTGACGACGACACCGTGATCCAGAGGCTGATTGATTCCGCGGTTTCGTTCGTGGATGTGCAAGGCGCGCTTGGCCGGGCGATGATCACCCAGACCTGGGGACAATGGCTTTCTCCGAATCCCGGAACCGTGCTGCTGATGCTGGGCCCGGTGCAGTCGGTCTCGGCCATCAAATACTATGATCTGAACGGCGACTTGCAGACCGCAACGCTGTCGGATTTTAACGTCTTTGGGACGCCGAATCGCATCACCGTTTCGCCAAAGCCTGGGAAGGCATGGCCGACCACGCAGACGCGCGACGACGCCATCAAGATCGAATATGTGGTCGGCTATGGATCGACCTCGGCCAGCGTCCCGCAGACCGTCCGGCACGCGCTGATGATGCTGGTGGCGCACTGGTATGAAAACCGCGAAACCACCTCTGAGAAGCAGATGATGGATCTGCCGTATGGGTTCACCGACATGATCGGTATCGAACGGAATCAGTGGTATGGCTAAGGCCGGGCTGTTTGGCGAACGCGCAACATTCCAGAGGCTCGACCAAAGCGCGGTCGATGCCTATGGCAATGTCTACACCGGATGGTCGGAATATGGCGTTCGATGGGCCGACATGCGCGAGCGCAGCGGCAAGGAGATGATCGAAGGCGGCGCGCTGGCCGACGTCGGGATGGCCACCATGCGTTGCCGCGCAGACACTCTGACGAAAGCGATCACATCGGCGGACCGCGTGATCATCCGAGGCAAGACCTGGGCGATCAAGAACGTGATGCAAGTCGATTCGAAAAACTCAATCATCGAGTTTCTACTGGAACGCGGGGTCGCGACATGAAGGTGGACGGTGCCAAGAAACTGGCCCGCCAACTCCAGGCCATGCCTGCGGCGGTCAGATCAAATCTGCAAAAGTCTGTGCGGCTGAATACCGAGCAGGCGGCCAATATGGCGCGGCGGCTGGTCCCGATCAAATCCGGCGAGTTGAAGGGCTGGATTCACACGCAATATGAAGCCGATGGGATGACTGGATCGGTCGAGGCTGCGCCGCCGACCAAGGCCGCGCAGATCAAGGCCAAGGCGGTGGAGTTCGGGCGGGAAAAAGGGCAGCGCGGCAAGACGGCAGCGCAGCCCTACATCCGCTTGGCTCAGAAACTGCAAAAGCCGAAATTCCAGCGCAGCATGAGATCTGCGGTGCGCCGCGGCATGAAGGAGGCGACCAGTGGCTGACGGCTTCGCTCTTGCGCTGCAAAAGGGTCTGCGCGCCGCTCTGGTGGCTAACGCTGGCGTCACTGCCAAGGTCTCAACGCGCGTCTATGATGAGCCGCCGCAGAATGTGGTTTTCCCATATCTGCGGTTCGGCGACATCAGCCCCAGCGCGTTCGACACCGATACGAAGGTCGGCGCGTCCGTGGACATCACGATGGAAGCGCACAGCAGATCCGCATCTGGACGGGTCGAGGCGGCGCAAATC